CAAGTTTCTTATATTCTTATGCAAGAAATCATCAGGAAAGCCAGACGTACATAATAAAAGTGCGGCTTCTATAAATTTAGTATCCTGATTAGAGTCAAACAGCTTCCAATCGGTATCAATATACCAATCGTAATCTTTAGATCTACTATATATCTTCTCAGCTTTAGCGTATGTATAATCACCTGAAATGTTAAACTTGTTTTTACATGAGTTAAGGCCTGTTAATATTTTTTGCGAGAACCACATTAACAGCGTAGTCATTGGGTCCTCACAAAATAAAACAACACGCGTGGAAACAGCCTCATCGTTACCACATACTTTAATATCTTTCTCACGCTTTGACAGCGTCCACAGGTAAGTATTTTTAACTGGCTGCTTTTTCAGTAGTTCATATATTTTTGCGGCTACACTTCTAGCTACAAATGTAGTTTCAGATTTAACTTTAGAAATTAGTTGTGACGTATAATGGCCAGGGTTAGCTTCTTCATTAACTCTAATGTTGTAAAGAAGTTCCTTTTTATCGTAGAAACTTACTTCAGGGGTTTCGAACCAGCTCGTAATACCCCATTTCTCAATATTTTTAAAATACTCATTTATATCAAACTGACAATCTTCTCTATTATCTTTAAATATAGCTTTAAGGTGTTCATCACATGAGTCATATCCACCTGATAACACAATTCTTGACTCACTAATACTAGACCTAATGTCTTGCTTGAAGACATCACTGAAGTTGTCAGATAAGAGATAATTGTGTCGTTTCAAAAAGTGATCGGTAAAGAAGTTTCTACAACGTACTATTTTTGAAGGTCTAGAACCAACGTAATCAGGTGTAATTCCAACTACGCGGTTAGTCTTATTAATACCGAAGTATTGCTTAAACTCACTTAACCTGCAACTTTTTCCGTATTTATAAATATTATTCTTCTCACGCCTAGTCTTATATATCCAAAGCTTTCTAACTGGTCTGACAGCAACATTTCTGGCTTTCTTATCGGTGAAGTAAGAGCCACAATTTAATTTAAATAACATCTTAGATGCCTCATCGCCGATCTTAGCATATGAACCATCTTTACGTCTAAGTGAAGAAAAATGTGGCTTCCAAGTAACGCCGCTAAGACTCTTAAAACGCCACCTATAGCTTTTGTGTATCCTTATTAGCTGCTCTGTGTTAGGGCGGACTACTTTAACTTAAGGCGATTTATAATTTTCTCAATATCAACATCAGGTTTCTCATCAACAAGTTTTATTAAAGACCTTTGGTAGTTATATAACAGCTCTTGTGCATAGCGGTCACGAGATTGCGTTACATCATCAGTTTTAGGTGTATAATTATTGATCTTAATTTGTAGTGAAAGCGGCATTTCATTTGTTTTAATAATTAGAATTCTAATTATCGGATCACTGCAAAGTTTATCAATTTTCGCCTTTGACGCATTTCTAATAGCCTTAAGATCAGAATCAAACTTTTCAGATAAAGCTTTGATCTGCTTACCTTCATCAGAGTTGATTTTATTATACTGAGATAACGAATCACGTATAGTGCTAAATTTAGCAGGCGTAACTGAATTAGACAGAAATGCCGGTAATTCTACAAGTTTGATATACTTAGCGCTCTCAATCGCATACCAATCTTGTAAAGCACTTGACCGTGACACAAGGTCAGATAGCTGGCTAAAACTAGTAATAGCTAAGTTGGGAAACTCGCTATTAAAAGCCTTTAACATATACTCGTCTTTTGAGATAGATAATGACTGTGTTTTTGAGACAAACCAGTTATCACTATCAACAGATGGTAATTCTACTTTCAAATTAGACACATCGTCATCAAGCTCAATCATTTATAAAGTTTCCTGTCTAAACGTTTAGACGTGGTAAAAGTTAATATGGCATTTCATGCCCTTGATACTAATTAGCAGCATCGCCAGACGGAGCAATGATAATCATAGCTCAGCATAGGACATGGCGTTAACCATGCTGCCGGTCAGGGCAATGGAGCGCGTAAGTGCTCACCAATAGAGTTTATCTACTGGAGCTGCTGGTAACCTCCACACGACAGTTGTATAGATCCGACAACCGAAAATTGCCATATTTAACTTTTTACACCGCCTCGAGCAGTTTATTACTACGGTCAGTCTTAGAACCAGAATTTCGGTCTGATAATGTGACAGGATAGACGAAACCAAATCTTACATAATACGTCTCTAGTTGCAATTTACGCTCACGCAACGTAAGTAGCGTGAGATTGGCCAGTCCTGCGCCTATTGGTTTACGCGCCACTTACAGAGCAATACAACGTCTATGATAGGTATATGTATATCAGAGGATGACTGTTAAATCGAAGGTTAACTGAAATTAATCAGTTAACCCCATAAAAACTTTATATGGTCGGGGTCACCTTATCCTATTAAAGAATGATGTTATGCCCTTAATCTGACCTTCACACCAAGATTGCATGTCTTTAATATAAGCATCACCGAAACCAAATATATTCATTCTCTCCCTACCTACTTTGTATATATTGTCCTTGTCAGTGATATAATCCTTGTCAAAGGCCAAATAATACAACATATCAGTTCGATAGTCGTTAGAACTTATCAATTCGGTAAACTTCTTATTTAAATTATAACCTGGTAAAAAGACAGACACAGCGTGACTGTAAAGCCTAATAGTATTTTTGACATAATCAGAATTTAAGAATGAGTCATAATAACATGAATATATTGATACGAACTCCTTATATTCAAGCTTATTTAATACGACTTTTTCAAAATTGCTAAGCACATCAGGATCAACATTATTAAGCTCATCACAAGACTTCAGAAACTCATAAAAGTCTACTGCGTATTTATGCACATCCTCGTTAAAACTTGACGTCAAAACGTAAGATCTTAATAATTCCAACTGATCTGTAACATTCCTTTTCCTAACCTGATAAAAAAGTCTGTCAAACATCTTCTTTAAATTCCATGATATACCAGATGATGAAAAACGTCTTTTTAGAAAATCAGGTTTGGCGTTGCTCTCACAGGACATATTAGTTGGGACAAATCTACCAGATAGAGACTCAGATGATAATCCAACTTCACTTATAATCTCGTCAATTTTACTAAGGTTAGGGTGATCTTTAAAAAATATAAGACCATCATCTCCGTAGACTTCAATATCTGAGAATTCCTTAAAATTGTCGCCATAAATCTTATTTAATATTAACGTCCAGTAAATAACGTTGACGTTGCAATTAAGAAGAGTAGTAAAAGGGTGTCCAGACGCGTTTGCTCTATTCAGTTCAACTACCACACCAGGAGGTAGTGCTACATATTTAGTAACAGAGCTTTGAATTATCAAGTTTC